TTATACTTGATTTATTTGCTGTTTCTTGATATCCACTACTTAACATTCCATATATTCCAGCAGATGTTATTAGTGAAAGAATTATTAAAGAAATAACATAATAAACTTTAGATAATTTATTTAATTTATTCCAATATGAGTGTAGAAGAGTTGCCAAAGTTAATTTAGATAATTCTAAAAAACTAGCCATTATTATAACAGCTGTAGCTACTCCAGCAAAGAGTTTAGATAAACCAATTACACTATAATATGCTGCGGTTCCTCCTAAACCCAGAGCACAAAGGGTAATAAGCCAAGGTAATAACTTTTTATTCATGTTTTATTATTTAGAAATACTTGTAAAATATGAAAGGGTTTAAACACTTCCAACCTAAAGATTATTTTCTATCACCTTTATGTTTATCAATTTTATCTAAGATAATGTTTAATAACTCATTTTTAATCAAACCTGCCATAGAAGCATTTTTAAGAGCAGACATTAATTGGAAAACTATAAATGGGGTGATAACTGTTTCGCTTAACCAACTTGTACCTGCAAAACCTTTTTCAATCATTAAGATGGCTGTAAGGATTATTTCCCAAGTTGCTAATGATTTTAATACTTTAAGAGCTTTATATGTTTTAAACCCTTCTTTTTTAATTCCAGCTATAACACCAAAAAACCCATCTAACAATAATACAGCTGCTACAGCTAAAAATTGCTCAGCATTAGCCATTGTTAATTCCAAAAAATAGGAACAAAAAAATCCTATTGATGCTGCACTTGCTATTGTTATCTTCATGTATGTTGATTTAATCATTTTTATAAAATTATGAAACACATATATGATAACTATTGTTAAAGATCATTTGAATTAATTAAAGTATATGTAAATGAGTTCCCCCACACTTTTGCAGCTTTATTGACAATTTCCATAAATAATTTAAAATCACTATTTGATGCTATTACTTGACATCCAGCAGACCATTTATCTACTTGTGTAGATTTTCCATTTTCTATAGCAGTGGCTCTGTGAATATTAATTCCATAAATACCTTCTTTCACATTTTCTTCAATAAAATCATAAACACTATCCTTATCTTTATCTCTATAAACTTTAAGTGGTTTCTTTTGTTTTAGGGCTTCATATTTACCCTGATGTAAACCAATCATGTGAGATCCTCTATATTGTCCTTCTTTAAGAATAGCGACACCATCTTTGTTTAGTAAATTTTTCTCCCAATGTGAGCCTGGGTCAGTGGTTGCCTCAAAACAATAAAAATGCCATTTACCATTTTCATCTTTATAAGAAATAGAAATGCAATCATCAAATCGGTTTGTAACTTTACCCTCAGTAGAAGCATTTCTAATACCTACAATATTTACATCATAGTTATTACTTTCAAACCATTTATAACCTTTTGCCTTTACAGCTGCCTCAATTTGTTCTCTTGTGTAACTCATAGTTTACTACTTTTTAATAAATTTAATCTTAGAAAACTATTGAGTGAAACGTTTTATTATAAATATAAAAAAAGGGATGCTATTGCACCCCCTTTTATAAAAAGTGTATATTTTTTTTTACTTATTTATCCAAGATTTTAACAAATCCCAATTTTTAGTAGCAAATACACCAAATGCAAATCCAGCATAGATTTTGTAACCAAAAGCCCACAAAAACAAACCTGCAATGAGTCCTAAAACTCCTTCTACTCCGTTTGCTACTACCCAATCTTTAATAATTGTAAAGATTTTTTTAATAAAGTTTAGTATATTTTTCATAATGTTTTGATTATACATATGGTAGGAATTATTAAGAGTCCATTAACCCTCACACCCCAAACAGTTATCTGAAACTCTTGAACCTAAATCACCTTTAATTACTGAATCCGTACGAAGATAATATAATGTTTTAATTCCAAGCTTCCAGGATTCCATATGCACCTGATTTATCCAACGAGGTGAATCAGTAGGACTAAATGCTAAATTAAGTGATTGAGTTTGATCAATATATTGTTGACGAATTGCCGCTTGTTGAACCAAACCTAATTGGTTAATTTCAGCAAATGTTAAAAATATTTCTTTTTCTTCTTCATTTAATACCTCATGTGGTAAATTAATTACTGAACCTCCATCTACTAAAATTTGATCCCATACTTTATCTGTGTTATGTCCTTTTTCAATTAGAATTTTTTCTAATTCAGGGTTTTTAACAATAAAAGTACCTTTAGCACCATTGAATGTGTAAATATTGGCTGGTTGAGGTTCAATGCCTGCAGAACAAGAATTAATACGTGAATTTGATACCGTAGGAGCAATTGCCAGTAAGTGTGTATTTCTCATACCTGTACCTTTACACCAAAGTGGTTCACCATATTCAACAGCTAGTTTACGAGATGCTGCTTCTGCTTTGGTTTTAATATCACTGAAAATTGTATGAGTCCAAGCTGTTGATGAAATAGAATTAAATGGTAAATTTTTCTTTTGCAAAAATGTATGCCACCCCATTACACCTAAACCTAATGCTCTACCCTTTTTAGCATGTCTGTGAGTACGAACCATTGATTCTTTACCATTGGTTTTTTCAATAAATTCTTCCATCACACCATCAAGGAAATAGATTGCAGTTTCAACTACATCTGTATTTTTCCATTCATCGTACTTGGCTAAGTTAAGTGAAGATAAACAACAAATAAATGAATGTTCCTCATCTGTGTGTAAACAGATCTCACTACAAATATTAGTCATCGAAACATTCAAATTATTCATCATATAGGCTACAGGATTTGCCTTATTGACATTATCCTTAAACATAATATATGGTTCTCCAGTTTCTACACGCGATTTAAGAATCTCAAGCCATAACTTCATTGCCTCAGGATCTCTATCGTTTAATCTACGCATAAAAGCATCATCTACAACCACACATTGGTGTAGGTTCAAACATTGTCTGTTTGGATCACCTTTAGGTCTACGAATTTGTAAAAATTCTTCAATATCAGGGTGATTAATATCTAAATTAACAGATGCTGCCCCTCTACGTACTGAACCTTGATTAGTAGCAATGATGGTTGAATCATAAATCTTAGCCCAAGGTACTACACCTTCACTTTTCCCATTTCCTCTGATTTCTGCTCCTCTTGGTCTAATTCTGCTGAGGGAGATTCCAACACCACCCCCATAAGAGGTAAGTCGCATAAGTTCAGCATTTGTAAGACCAATACCTCTGACTGAATCTGGAGTGTCGATACCAAAGCAACTAATTGGAAGTCCCCTGTCTGTTCCTGTGTTTGAGAGTACAGGGCTAGCAAGCCCAATCCATCCATTCCAAATATATTTAAAAAATTTATTCTCTAAATCAGGTCTATTTAAACGCATAGCTACAGCATGAGCTACTCGTCTGTATGCCTTTTTAGGCGTTTCACCAGGAAGTAAGTAACCTTTTGAAATTGTAGACAAAGCTACATCATCAAAAAATTCAGGGAAATCTTTACCTCTTTCCCATTGAGTGAAATCTGCTACTAAATTATTATCCATTATTTTTTATTTAAAATATTGTTTCATCCCAATTCATGTGTCCTTTAGAGTAATTAGTTACTCTATTAGCAAAGAAATCTGTGTGTTGTTTTCCTGCTGAAAGGTGATCAAACCATTTCATTCTTCCTACAGCATTCATATCAACATCAGATACAATAGGTTTGTAACCTAAATCTGCCAATTTAGTATTTACTCTATTTTTAATGAAATGTTGTAAATCATATTTGTTACAACCTTCTAAATCTCCTAATTCATATACTTTATCAATAAAATCTAACTCAAGTTTTAATGAAAGTAAAGCTGCTTCGTTTATTGCTGCTTCAAGTTCTGGTGTCTTGAGTTCAGGATTTTCCTCGATAAGTGTTCTAAATAACCAACATCCTGCATCTGAATGCATTGATTCGTCTCTAATAGACCATTCAACAATTTGACCCACTCCTTTAAGCTTGTTTCGCATTTTAAAAGATAAGAGAACGGCGAAGGAAGAGAATAAATTAACTCCCTCGGTAAATGCTGAGAATATAGCGAGTGACTTAGCAATTTCGTGCCAATTTTTTAAACCATTGAAACTATCCCTAACAGACATAAGGTTTTCAATTTTAGCCATTGTAGTTTCATCTTCCAAAAATTCTGAGAAATCGTCAAGTCCAAGTTCTTCATTTAAAAGTGAATATGCTTCAGCG